GATGGTACACTTTAAAAGATGGTAGTTCTAGTATTGCTACAGACTACGCATCAATAGATTGGGATGACTTTTATGTTACAACAATCAACGTAAGTGGAGAAACAACACCTTATGTCTCTAAAGGTTTAAAATTTTTAACATTAGATGATTGGAAAAGATATTATAGAGATAGTGAAAATGCAGATGATGCTAATTCAACCCATGCTGAACCAATACATGTTATTAAGTCTCCAGATAGCAGGAAGTTTGGATTAAGTCCAATACCTGATAAGGTTTATAATGTGCATTTTTATGCATTTACAAAACCTACAGCTTTAGATGCTCATGGAGATACAATAGTTTTACCAGAACAATATAGTAATGTAATAACTGCAAGGACTAGATATTATATCTGGCAGTTTAAAGAAAGTCCACAACAAGCAGCTTTTGCTTTAGATGATTATAAAAAAGCAATGAGGAGTATGAAATCAAATCTTATGAATCCTACTCCAAAATATATGACAGATGATAGGACATACTTTTAATGGCAACAAGTCAACCATATACAGTAGCATGTGAAGGAGGATTAGTTACAGCATCTAATCAAATTGATTTATTGCGTAGACCCGGAGTAGCTACTGAATTAGAAAATTTTGAAGTTTCTATAGAAGGTGGTTATAGAAGAATTAATGGATTTACAAAATTTGGTGCAGGTAGTGCTGTACAACCAACAGGAGGTTCTACTGCAATACTAGGAGTATTTCCTTATGCAGATGGAGTAATTGTTACTGCTGGTACAAATATTTATTTTAGTAATACAGGAACAAGTTGGGTACAAATAAATAGAAGTTCTGTATCTGGTAGTGGGGATAATTATTCAACTTTTACAGGTAGAAGTGCATTAACAAGAACTTCACAAGGGCAATGTCAGTTTACATTATTTGATGGTGCTACTTATGATTATGGTCAAGTTATTATAGCTGATGGAGCTAATAAACCTTATGCATTTAGAATGGAAGGAACAGGTAGTATTAGTGATAGAACATTTTTTGCAGAGGAAATAACTGTATCAAGTACTAAAGGTGTTAAATATCTTACAGTCCATGATAAACATTTAATAGCTGCTGGAGTTGAAGATAACTTAAATACAATTTATTATAGTGGTACTTTAGACCCTACAGATTTTACAAGTACTGGTTCAGGTAATATTGTATTAGAAGACCAGATAGAAGGAATTAAAGGTTTTCGTAATGAATTATATATATTTTGTACAAATAGTATATTTAAGTTAATAAATATAAATGATGCAAGTAATATAACTATAGTACCAGTTACTAAGAATGTCGGTTGTTTAAGTGGTTATAGTATTCAAGAGATAGGTGGTGACTTAATATTTTTAGCACCAGATGGAATAAGAACAGTTGCTGGTACTGCAAGAATCGGAGATGTTGAGTTAGGTACAGTTAGTAAAGCAATACAACCAGAATTAACTGTACTAGCACAGAGTATTAATAGTTATAGAATTACAAGTGTAGTGATTAGAGAAAAATCACAATATAGATTATTTTATACTAATCTTAGTGCAGCAGCATCAGGACAAGAAGGAATAATAGGAACTTTAAGACAAAATGGATTTGAATGGTCTCAAACAAAAGGACTAGAAGTAACAGAAATAGGTTCTGGATTTAATTCAAATGGTGTAGAAAAATACTATCATGGTAATAATACAGGTTATGTATATGTACATGATTCAGGAGATGACTTTGATGGTACTGCAATTTTAGCAAGATACTCTACACCTGATTATGATTATGGAGATTTAGGAACTTTAAAAACTTTACATTATGTTAGAATATCTGCAAGTGCTGAAGGTATTGTAGAGCCAGATGTACAAGTTAAGTTTGAGTATGGTAATACAAATATACCTCAACCTACAGCTTTATTTGATTTAGGAACAATAAATCCACCTTCAAAATTTAATAGTGCTGTATTTGGCACAAATTCATTCGGAGGAGTTTCTTCTCCAATGATAAGAGTTCCATTACAAGGGAGTGGAACAAGTAACAATTTTACTGTGATTTCAAATGATACGAAATCACCATATAAAATCAATGGTTTATATGTAGATTATATACCTTCAGGTAGGAGATAAAATAATGGCAAGTTATATTAGGCAAAGTACATTTAGTGATGGAGATACCATTACTGCTGCACTATTTAATAATGAATTTAATCAATTAGTAAACGCATTTAATGTAAGTTCAGGACATACTCATGATGGTAGTACAACCGGTGATGGTGGTCCTATCTCAAACTTATTTAGCAATGCTTTAGTGTTTGGTACAAATGCTGAAAGTGATATTGCTATTACATTTAATGCTGCATCTAACGATGGTGTATTAACATGGAAAGAAGATGAAGATTACTTTGAGTTTTCTGATGACTTATTAATTGCAACAACAGAAAAAATACAATTTAGAGATACAGCTATATATATTAATTCTAGTGCTGATGGGCAGTTAGATTTAGTAGCTGATACAGAAATACAAATAGCAGCGACTACAATAGATATGAATGGTGCTGCAGATATTTCTGGTAACTTAGCAGTAGGTGGAAATCTTACAGTTACAGGTAATGCTACAATATCAGGTAATTTAACATTTGGTGATGCAGCTTCAGATACTGTAGCATTTAGTGCAGATGTTGCTTCTAACTTATTACCAAGTGCTGATAATACTTATGACTTAGGTGCTTCAGGTTCTGAATGGAAAGACTTATATGTTGATGGGGTTGCTTATGTAGATGCAATTAACTTTAATGGGACTGCAATTACATCAACTGCTGCTGAACTAAACATATTAGATGGAGTGACATCCACAGCAGCCGAGCTTAACATTCTTGATGGAGTAACAGCTACAACTGCAGAACTAAATATAATGGATGGTGTTACATCAACTGCAGCAGAATTAAATATTTTAGATGGTGTTACAAGTACAGCAGCAGAACTTAATATCCTTGATGGTGTTACAAGTACTGCAGCAGAGTTAAACATCTTAGATGGTGTTACAGCTAGTGCAACCGATATAAATCTTATAGATGGAATAACAAACGGAACAGTAATAGCAAGTAAAGCTATTATAACAGATTCAAACAAAGATATTACTGGTGGTAGAAATATTACTATTAGTGGTGAATTAGATGCAGCTACACTAGATATTAGTGGTGATGCAGATATTGATGGAACACTAGAAGCCGATGCAATTACTATTGGTGGTGTTACATTAGCAGAAACAATTAGTGATACTGTTGGTGCAATGGTATCTTCTAATACCGAGACAAACATTACAGTTACATACGAAGATAGTGATAATACATTAGACTTTGTTATTGGAACACTTAACCAAGATACTACAGGTACAGCAGATAACATTACAGTCTCTGCAAATAATAGTACAGATGAAACTGTATATCCTATTTTTGTTGACGGAGCTACAGGTTCTCAAGGAGCAGAAAGCGATACAGGTTTAACTTATAATCCTAGTTCAGGTAATTTAACAATAGGTGGTCAACTTGCTGCTGCAACTTTAGATATTTCTGGAGATGTAGATGTAGATGGTACATTAGAAGCTGATGCTATTACAGTAAATGGTACAACACTAGCAGAAACAATTAGTGATACTATAGGAGCTATGGTAACAAGTAATACTGAAAGTGGTATTACAGTAGCATATGATGATTCAGATAATACATTAGACTTTACAGTTGGTACACTTAATCAAGATACTACAGGCACAGCTTCTAAAGTTATAGTTTCAGACACTAGTGCAGATACTAATTTTCCTGTAGTCTTTCATGATGAAGGGACAGGAAATACTTTATTAGATGACACAGGAGCTTTACGATATAATCCAAGTTCAGGAACACTTCTTATTCCTGCTATAAGTTTATCTGGTAATGCCGATTTTAATGGTGATTTAGACGTAGACGGAACTACTAACCTAGACGTAGTAGATATAGATGGAGCTGTAGATATGGCTTCTACACTACAAGTAGATGGAGCTATAACTTTTAGTAGTACTTTAAATGGCGTAGATATTCTTGCTGATGCCACAAATTTTGTAGATAGTATTTTAATAAGTCAAAATGCAAGTACAGGTACTTTATCAAGTGCATCAAACAATACAGGTTTAGGCGATAGTGTTTTTGCTGCTTTAACCTCAGGACATGATAATACAGTAATCGGTAAAGATGCTGGTAAAGCTATAACAACTGGTGAAGAAAATGTAATAGTCGGCCATAAAGCTGGTGATGCTTTAACAGATGCAGATTATAATGTTGCTGTAGGTAGAAGTTCTTTAACCTCAGATACACTAGGAAGCAAATCAACAGCTCTAGGACATGGCACATTAAACACACAAAACTTTACTACTGCTACAGATTCACATAATGTTGCCGTTGGTTATAACGCAATGGCTTTAACTACTACAGGTATTTATAACACAGCAGTTGGTAGTACAGCTATGGACTCTAACACCACAGGTTCGTCTAATAATGCCTTTGGTTATGGTGCTTTAACTGCGAACACTACTGCAGCTTACAATAACGCTTTTGGTATTAATGCATTAGCTGCTAATACTACAGGAGGGTCTAATTCAGCTTTTGGTCATACTGCTTTAGATAACAATACTACTGGTTCAAATAATGTAGCTGTTGGTGCTAACGCTTTAGATGCAAATACTACAGCCGATAACAACACGGCAGTAGGTAAAGATGCTTTGTTAGCAAACACAACAGGTACAAGAAATGCAGCAGTAGGTACTTTTTCTTTAGACAGCAATACAACTGCTAATGATAATACAGGTATGGGTTATGGTACTTTAGCTAGTAATACCACAGGTGCTTTCAATACTGCTGTTGGTAGCAGTGCTTTAGTAGCAAATACAACAGGAGCTAATAACGTAGCTGTTGGTGAAGCTTCATTAGATGCAAATACCACAGGAGGAGATAATACAGCAGTTGGTACAGGTGCATTAGGTGCTAATACTACAGCTTCAAGCAATGTAGCAGTAGGTAGGGCAGCTTTAATTAATAACACTACAGGTGCTGACAATACAGCTATAGGTGCCTTAGCTTTAGATGCAAACACTACAGCAGATGGAAACACAGCCGTAGGTTCTAGTTGTTTAAGTGCTAATACCACAGGAGCAGATAATGTTGCTATGGGTGAGGCAGCTTTGTTATCTAGCACTACAGCAAATAATAATGTTGCTATAGGTAGAAGTGCAGGAAGAAACTCAACAACAGGATTAGTAGATAGTGTTCTTGTAGGTTATCAAGCTGGTGGTTCTGGCTCAATGGGTAGCTATACTGTAGGAGTGGGATATAACGCACTTTACACTAATACAGGTAATAGCAATACAGCAGTAGGTTATAACGCTATGTTTGCTAATACTACTGGAGAAAATAATACAGCAGTAGGTGTTCAAGCTTTAGATGCGAATACTACAGGTGTTCAAAATACAGCATTTGGAGATAGTGCTTTAGGAGTTAACACGACTGGTAACACTAACGTAGCTATTGGTATTGGAACATTAGATGCTAATACCACAGCAGATGATAACACGGCTGTCGGTGCGTATGCACTTTCAGCTAATACGACAGGAACACCTAACACAGCAGTTGGTAAATTTGCTTTAGTTAACTGTACCACAGGTAACTCAAATGTGGCTGTAGGTAAGGGTGCAGGGGATGCTGTTACGACTGGTAGTAGTAATACAGCTATAGGTACTGATGCTTTATCAACAGCAACCACAACTGCTAAAAATACAGCAGTAGGTAAGTCAGCTTTAGAAAGCACTACAGCTTCGGATAATGTAGCTGTTGGTTATAATTGTTTAGATAATTGTTCTACTGGTAGTAACAACACGGCAGTTGGAACTGAGTGTATGGATGCTTGTACTACAGGTTCAGCTAATGTTGCTATGGGATATAGAGCTTTAGATGCTATGACAACTGGTGATAGTAATACTGCTATAGGTCAAAATGCTTCAGGTGTAGTTACAACTGGAACTCATAATACAACTATGGGTCATACTTGTGGAAACAATAATACTACTTCAAGTTTTAACTCTTTATATGGTGCTGATATTACTACAGGTGATGAAACAAGTAATAACTGTAATGGATTTGGATTTGGTGTTAATGCTGTAACTGGTTATACAACAATAGGTCTTACTACAAGTGATATTAGAGCACAACATGGTGTTGCTGCTTGGGGTACTGTTTCTGATAGAAGGGTTAAAAAAGATATTAAAGATTCATCAGCAGGATTAAGTTTTATAAATGATTTAAAACCTAGAACTTTTAACTATAAAAACAAAGGTGATTTACCAGAAGAATTTAAAGGGTATGAAAAAGACTCAACAGAGCCTTATAAATTTGCTACTACTAATCATGGTTTTATAGCACAAGAAGTAAAAGAAGCTATAGATAATCACCCTGAAATTGTTGATGGATTTAAAATGTGGTCTGAGTTAGATACAGGACAACAAGAAGTTGCTGAAGCTGCTCTTATACCCATGTTAGTAAAATCAATACAAGAACTATCTACGCAAGTAGATGAATTAAAAGCTAAATTAAACAAAGGAGAATAATATGGCAGTAACAAAAACAATAACTAAATGCACACCTTATGTAAATGCATCTAGTAAAGTAGATAAGTGGGAAATAGAAATGAAGTATGAAAACGATAGTGAGGGCGATAGCACTTACTATACTTCTAGGTTTACCACGACAGTAGAACAATCAGTAAATGGTTTTGCTCTAAAAGCTAAAGGTAGTTGGAGTAATGCTGACTTAGTAGCAATATGTCCTGTATCACAATGGGATACAGTATTTGCTAGTCAAGTAGATAGCGTTATAACTAACCCACCTGTACTAAGTACACCAGACCAAGCATTTAACGTACCTAGTTAAAATATGGAACTAACACCTTATTTATTTTGGAACATCTTTATAACATTGGTGTTAGCACCCATACTTTATAGTATTAAAAGTAATACTTCAGAGGCTAAAAGAATTGACATACTCTTAAATAAAACTCGTGAAGAGATTGCAAAAGACTATGTAACTAAAAAAGAAGTAAAAGATGACATGGGAGTTCTCATGGATAGATTAGAAAAATTACA